ACGTTCTGTAAATTCATTTTGTAGCTCCTAGTAAAAGCGTCATAAGTAACGCATGGATTAATAATAATATAATTAAATATAAATAACAACCATTATTTTTAAATATATTAAGAAAATTGACTTACTTCGTCATAAGCTATTAATTCCGCACAAAACCAAACTATTGCATTTCTAAACTCAATAGTATTTCCAAAATTATTAGTAATATAACTTGGAAATTCACCTACACATTCTGCATGGTCATGGATTATTTCATGTAAATGTTCTTGGTATTCATCATATAAAGCAGTAGTGTCAGAATAGTAAATCATTGTTGAAGCACAGCCACTAGCGCATCCATGATTTGCAATTTCATGCAATTCATCTATTGTATAAACTTCTTGCATATATTTTTTAAAATCCATTTTTTTCTCCTTAAAATTGTGCAAATACAATACTTCCTTGGTCTGTTACGCCACAAACGATTGTATGTTTATCTAAAAATTTTACTGTTATATCTAACAATTTATCTTCTTCAAAATTTACTAAATCTTCATCAGAAATATCACCATAGTAATTAAAAATTTCAGCATAAGTCATTTCACAATATTCGCAACATAAAGCAATTACATCCAACTCATAACTATCACCGTAATTTTCTTCAATATAATTAAATAAAACTTCTAAACCCTCATAACTAAAATTAGTGCGTTCATGACCTTGAAAAGCATTTCTAAATTCATTTAACCCAATTGTTTGATACATTTTGTGGCTCCTAATAAAAGCAGCAAAATTACTGCATGGGTTAATAATATTATCCATTTAATTAAAAAACAACCGATATTTGCAATATATTAAAATAATATGCTATGATGCGTTTAATCATTAAAGGAGAGTTATTTTTATGGATAAGATAAGACAAAATATTAAAGAAACTTTAACAAGTGGAATATATAATATTAGTGCAATTGAACGTCAAACTGAAATAAGCAGACATTGGATGAAAAAAATTGTTAATGATGAAAAAGTGCCTTCTTATATTTTTATGGCTTTAAATGATTATTTTAATAGAGGAATAAAAAATGATTGAACAAGATATTCGAGAAAAGTTTGAAATGTGGGCTGCTAAACAAGGTCACAGTTTAATCCGTCATCCTAATAATGATGATTTTTATTACAATCGTGATGTATCTGCATTATGGGTTTGTTTTACTACAGCTTATATGATGGGTCGTAATGATGAAAATGCGTTTTTAAAGGATTTACTTGATTTAGATTGGGAAGATAAAAATATATCTGCTCAAAAAGCTTTAATTGAACGAACAGTATCTTTAGATGACTGAACATCAAGAACAAGTAGCATTAATAACTTGGTTTAAATTGCAATATCCAAGTTTAATAATTTTTGCTATTCCAAATGGTGGAGTAAGAACTATTGGTACTGCTAAAAAATTAAAAGCTGAAGGTGTATTGGCTGGAGTATCTGATTTATTTTTAATGTTTCCATGTAAAGCCTACCATGGAATGTTTATTGAAATGAAAACGAAAACAGGCAAAGTGAGTGCAAGCCAAAAAGCATTTCAATTAATAGCAAAAAAAATGGGTTATAACGCTATTGTTTGCTACAGTTTTGAAGAAGCGGCTGCAAAAATAAAAGAGTACTTGGACTTTTAAATAAAGTGCCATATATTATTAAAGGGCTAGGTTATGCAGACCGAAAAGGCGATTCGTTACCGCCCTGCCCAACTTTTAGTAACGATAAACCGTAACGGGGGTTTTATGCACTATTATAAATTTGATATTTCAACATGGTATTTAGCTACCACACATCTTTCTCTAGAAGAAGAAGCAATTTACTTTAGATTGCTAAATTACTATTATCATACAGAGCAACCTATCCCAAAAGAAACCGATTCGGTTATTAGAAAATTGCGCTTGGGTTCTTATAAAGAAATTGTAAAAAGTATTTTAGATGAATTTTTTACTTTAAAAGGTAATGAATGGCATCATGAATATTGCGATTCTGAAATTATAAAATACCAAAATAAAGCAAAAGTAAATAAAGAAGTAGGTAAATTGGGTGGAAGACCTAAAAAAATCAAAGAGTTAAATAATAACCCACAAGAAACCCAGTCGGTTATTTTAGATAACCCACAAGAAACCCTAATAATAAATAATAAATCATTAATAAATAATAAATATAAACCACCTATAGCACCTATTCTTTTATCTGAATGGTTAATAGCTAGAAAGAAAAAACCAGTAACAGAATTGGTATTCAAAGCTGTTGAACGTGAAGCTAAATTAGCAGGTATATCTGTAGAAGAAGCAATAATAATTTGTTGTGAACGAGGATGGATTAGTTTTAAAGCTGAATGGATTAAATCAGATAAAAGAAATCAACCTAACGCAGCAGCAGTATCAATTTTTAAAGATGCAAATATTAAACATTTACAAACTGGTAATATAGAATTAGAGGTTTATCATCGTGAAGAATAATTTACCTGCAGAATGGATTGAACGTATTTTTATGCGATTACATGGTCGCTTTGGTAATACTTTTTTAGAAAAATTTAGAATTGGCAAGTTAAATGATAGTGGTGAAGATATTGGAATTGCTAATGCTAAGCAAGTTTGGGCTGAGGAATTAGCAGGTATATCACCCAATAGAATTAAAAATGCTTTATTACATAATTATGATTATGCGCCATCTTGTGACGAGTTTAAAGCTCAATGCAAATCGTCAATTGCAGCGCATCAAGATTTTTTACAATTATCTCGTAAATTTACGCCTGAAGAAAAAGAACGTAATAGGCAAAAATTAAAGAATATTATTGATAATTTAGGTAAAAATAAGCTAATTTCTTAATAAATTATAGCAAAATAAATAATTAGAGGTTATTATGAATGGCAGAATATGGAATTTAAGTTTACAAAATATTTCATTTTTAATGGATTATTTAAAATCTTTAGATTTTGATACTCAATGGGAAGTTGTAATTCGTGAAAAGAAAAGTAAGCGAACATTAGAACAAAATGAAAGACTTTGGAAGTTATATGAAAGTGTAGGTAATCATTTAGGCTATACCAAAGATGAAATGCATGATGTTGCTGGATGGAAATTTTTACGTTATCAAGTAGAAATTGCTGGTGAAATAGTAAATAAAATTGAAAGCACTACAAAATTAAATACTAAACGCATGGCGTGGTATCAAGAACAAATTGAAATATGGGCTTCGCAGATGGGATGGAGTTGGTGAAAAAAGATGAAAGAAACCATTATGATAAACTTGCGCAACTTGGCTGCATTGTTTGTAGAAATCTTGGTTATGGTTTCTCTGCTCCACACATACACCATATTCGCCATGGAGCAGGAATGGGTCAAAAAAGTCATTATCTTGATGCTATTCCTTTGTGCCCTAATCATCATCAGCATGGTGGTTATGGAGTTGCGTTACACGCTGGCATAAAAGAATTTGAAAAAAAATATGGAACAGAAAAAGATTTACTAAATAAAGTAAAGTTAATATTGGAGATTACAAATGCTTAAAATAGTTTACAAGCCTATTGATGACTTAATTCCTTATGTAAATAATAGTCGTACACATTCAGAACAACAAATTATTCAAATTGCATCTAGTATTAAAGAATTTGGTTTTACTAATCCAGTATTAACTGATGGTGATAATGGCATTATTGCAGGTCATGGGCGTGTATTAGCAGCCCGCAAACTAGAATTAAAAGAAGTTCCTACTATTGACCTAAAGCACTTAAATGAAACGCAACGCAAGGCTTATATTATTGCTGACAATAAACTTGCTTTAAATGCTGGCTGGGATGAGGAAATTCTTAAAATTGAATTAGAAAGTTTACCTGCTTTCGAAACTGAACTTACTGGGTTTTCAGCAGAAGAAATAAATTTATTATTTAATGGATGGGATTCTGATATTGAACGTATGAGTGATATTGATGCTCAAGATTCATTAAGTAAAGAACGAATTGTTATTAAATGTGACCCTGATGAAAAAGAATTTTTATGGGAAAAAATTACTAATTTAATAGATTCTTTGGGTTTGGATAATGTTGAAGTGTCCTAAATTAAATATCTTAGTTGCATTTCCATATTTTTCTAAAAAAATATATGAAAAATTAATGGAATTAGACCCAAGCACTTTTCGACTAATTGTCGATTCGGGTGCTTTTACTGCGTGGAATACTGGAAAAGAAATATCATTAGACGATTATGCTAAATTTTTAAAAAGCATTCCATCTCATTGGGACTATAAAGCCGTACAATTAGACGTATATGGTGACCCGGAACAAACTTATATAAATTATATCAGAATGTTAGATATGGGCTATACAGATATTATGCCTGTATTTACTCGTGGTGATTCTTTAGAACGATTAGAAGAATTTTATACTCATACTGATTATATTATGTTTGGCGGCATTGCTATTGGCGGTCAAAATACCAATTATGTTAAATGGTTTTGTGAAATGAATAAAGGAAGGCACGCACATTGGCTTGGATTTGTAAATATGCCATTTATTAAACACTATAAACCATATTCTGTTGATAGTAGCAGCATTAAATCGTCAGCACGTTTTGGAAATTTGCAAATTTATGCGGGTAATGGAAATTTAAAAAGTATCAATAAAAAAGAATTTTTTAATGCTCCATCAAATAATGTTATAGAAATGTTAAAAAAACATGGATTAACATTATCTGAAATTTTATTATTACAAAATAATGAAGCTTGGCGTTCTAATGCAAAATCTTTTAAATATAAATCACAAAATGGTATTGCATCTTTTATAACTTATTTAGGACACACAAAAAGAGCTATAGAAGTTGAAAAAAATCTAGGAACTAAAATTTATCAAGCATTATCTTCAGAAGGCGATGTTGTTGCTTTATTTGATGCTTTAGAATTTTTAAAAGAAACTAATTCAATTTAACAAAGGAAACTTTATGTCTGATACAGAAAATTTAACCCTGCTAGGCTCTAACAATACAATTTATGAAACACATTACAATCCTGCAATTTTGGAAACATTTAAAAACCAATTTCCAAATAATCATTACACAGTAGAATTAGAAATTCCTGAATTTACGCATATTTGTCCAAAAACAGGTCAGCCTGATTTTGCAACAATTAAAATTAATTACCAGCCTGATGAATTATTAGTTGAATCTAAATCATTAAAGTTATATATGTTTGGTTTTAGAAATCATGGCTCTTTCCATGAGGATTGTATTAACACTATTGCTTCTGATTTATTTAATCTTATGCAACCTAAATGGATTGAAGTAAGAGGTGATTTTTATCCTCGTGGGGGCATTTCAATTAATCCTACTGCTCGCTTAGAAAAATGAATGTAATTTATGCTAATCCAAATTCTAATGACTCTTTAGGAGCAAAAAATGAGTAAAGCACTTGTTGTATTATCAGGAGGGCAAGATTCAACAACTTGTCTATTTTGGGCAAAAGAACATTTTGATGAAGTCCATGCTATTACATTTAATTATGGGCAAAAACATAGTAAAGAAATTAAATCAGCAGAACAAGTTGCATTTATAGCTGGAGTTGAAAGTCATACTATTGTTGATGTTCCTGATATTCTTAAAAGCCGAAGTCCTTTACTTGATAAATCAGTTATGCTTGAAACTTATGATAATTACGAAGAAATGGATTCAATTATTGGTGACAGAGTAGAATTAACTTTTGTCCCTATGCGTAATGCTTTCTTTTTAACATTGGCAGCCAATTATGCAGTAGCAATAGATTGTTTTGATTTGGTTACTGGTGTGTGTCAAGAAGATAATGCTAATTATCCTGATTGCAGAGATACGTTTATTTCTGTGCAAGAAACTACTGTTAATGAAGCTTTAGGAATTACTAATTTTAATATTCATACTCCATTAATGTATTTGTCTAAAGCAGAAAGCATTGAACTAGCACAAAAGGTCAATGCAATTGAAGCATTAGCATTTAGTCATACTTGTTATGCTGGTGAATATCCACCATGCGGTGAATGTCATGCTTGTGTATTAAGAGCACATGGTTTTAAAGAAGCTGGAATACCTGACCCTTTAGTAGAAAGAGCAAAACATGAAAACATTAATTGATAAAATTAAAGCTGCAGGCGGTAGTTATTTTGCAAATGATAATATTTCAGAATATCTTGAGCCTAAAGATTTAATTAAAATCAAACGCAATGTTGAAAAGGCTATGGAAAAAGTCTTAGAAGCATTAATTATTGATACAGAAAACGACCACAACACGAAAGAAACTGCAAAACGTGTTGCTAAAATGTATATTGATGAAGTATTTAAAGGTAGATATGTTGAACAGCCTAAAATTACTGATTTTCCAAATGCTAAAGACCTTGACCAAATATATACTCTCGGTCCCATTACTATTCGTTCTGCTTGCAGTCATCATCTTGTGCCTATTACTGGTCATGCTTGGATTGGCATCATTCCTAACGATAGGGTTATTGGCATATCTAAGTTCAGCAGACTTACTGAATGGGTTATGTCTAGACCACAAATTCAAGAAGAAGCAACTGTTCAATTAGCAGATTTAATAGAAGAAAAAATTAAACCAAAAGCTGTAGCTGTTATTATTAAAGCTACTCATCAATGTATGACATGGCGAGGCGTTCGTGATAATGGTGTATCTATGACCACAAGCGTAATGCGTGGTTTATTTAGAGATGATGAAGGCGCACGAAATGAGTTCTTATCAATTATTAAAGGACAAGGATATTAATATGTGGACTGCAAGCCGTTATCACGATTTTTCAACAGGACATAGGGTTTACGGACATGAAAATAAATGCGCTCATGCTCATGGGCATAATTATCGGGTACATTTTCATTGTGCTGGCAGCCTTGACAATGTTGGGCGTGTTATTGATTTTTCTGTTATCAAAGATAAACTTTGTAATTGGTTAGAAGATAACTGGGACCACAAATTTATTTTATGGGAAAAAGACCCGTGGACTGTAACATTTCAAGAAATTGACCCTGAAGGTTTAGTTATTGTTGACTTTAATCCAACTGCTGAAAATATGGCTGAATATTTAGTTAATGTTATTGCACCAATTCAATTGCGTGATACTGGCGTAAAATTAATTAAATGCGATATTGAGGAAACTAGAAAATGCAGCGCAAGTTACGCTATTTAACGTGGCAAGAATTTGATGATACTGTAGAACATATAGCAAATCAATTTAAAGGAAAAGTAATTGCCGTTTACGGGATGCCAAGAGGTGGAATGTGTTTGGCTGTTGCTTTATCTCATAAAATGGGAATACCTTTAATTAGCGTTGATGATACAACCTTTAAAGATTCTAATCCTGATAACGTATTATGGGTTGATGATGTAGTTGAAACAGGCTTAACATTATCAGGATTTGGCTATCCAAAAATGTATTTTGCTTGTTGGTTTTTAAATACTAAAATTTTTAAAAATATTTGTTTTAAAGAAACTCTTAAAGAAAATGAATGGTTAGTATTTCCGTGGGAAGATAAAACTAAAGCCGTAGAGGACATGAAACAATATGAAATATCCCGTAAATGAAATATTTGAAACGATACAAGGCGAAGCTATGTTTACTGGCACGCCAGCTATATTTGTTCGTTTACAAGGCTGTCCTGTGGGTTGTGGTTGGTGCGATACAAAGCATACATGGGTAGTTGATGAAAATAAAAAAACTATTATTAACGAAATAATTATAAAAAATGCAGATAGCCCTTGTTATGCAGAAATGTCTACAGATGAATTATTAGGAATTGTTACTTCATATTCAGCTAATCATGTGGTTATTACGGGTGGTGAGCCTTGTCTTTATGATTTAACTGAATTGACAAAAGCATTGACTGATAATGGCTATTCTGTTCAAATTGAAACATCAGGTACACATGAAATTAAATGCTATCCAACTACTTTTGTAACTGTTAGTCCTAAAGTAGATATGCCAGGAGGCTTTAAAATATTAAAAAGTGCCATTAATATGGCTGATGAAATTAAATATCCTGTTGGCAAATTAGATGATATTACTAAATTAAAAATATTAATTGCCGACCATGAAATTGAATTTACTCCAATTTGGTTACAACCTTTAAGTCAAAGTAAAAAAGCTACTCAAATTTGCGTAGAACACGCTATTAAAAATCAATGGAAAATAAGTCTACAAACACACAAATATATGAATGTGAGGTAAGAACGCTTATTAAGTGGCGCATACAAGATAAAAATTGGAATAGAGTAACTGATTTTTTAAATAAACCAAATGTAGCAAAAAGAGCAGAAAAGCTCAAAAAAGACGTAAAAGAACAATTTTTAAAAGGTAATAAAGGCAATAAAGATGAATGGTATAATTAAATAAAGGATATTTTATGTTTTTTGTTATGGGATTAGATTTTCGGGCTATTTATTTAATCCCTACAATTATTATGTATTCTTCTAAACCCTCATGCGAAATAAGGTGGTTAATTTTGGTAATTGCTTTTGGTTTTCACGCTAATGTCTAGTA